TGTTGTCATTAGTATTATCTGTGATATCAAAGATAATGAATGAGTAAGAAGATAATGGGAAACCATCAATGATTGGATTCTCAATATCATTAGTGTGAACATTATCAAATGCTGGATTCAATACAAATTTCACGTTAGCCAAGAATGGGATAACATATGAAGTGTATGCAAATCCAAAGTTCAAGTCCATACCTTTACCAGTGATAGCACCTATATCAGCAGCTTGAATCAATAAACCAGAAGATACTGCTTCACGTTTGATAGCCTCATTTACCATTCTCATACCACCCATACCAGTTTGTACAACTAATGAGCGTTTTGGATCTGGACCTTGGAATTCAACTTTACCATTAAAGAAGTTGTAGATCTCACCACGGAATAAATCCAATGTGAAGTTATTCTTGTTGTAGATTCTTTTGAAAGAGTTATCTAACTGTTTCCAAAGACCCACTGACAATCTTAAATCATCTGGACCATCTTGTTTGATTCTACCACCTTGTCCCCACATCAAGTATGTCTCAATATCTTGAGCAATCTTAGATAAGTGAGCAGATTCCATTGTAGTTAAGAAAGTTCTAGATAAATCACCATTGTCAAAAGCTTTTTTAACTTTGTCTTTACCTAATGTCTTAACCATATCATCTAAGCTATTGATTGAAGGATCATTTAAGTTTGTATCAAATGTTCTCCAGATCTCAGTTACAGGAACTGTACCATCTGCATTCATACCACCTTTGATCATTAAATCTGCTCTAGAAGAAATAGAGTAATGAACGTGAGCTTCAGCACCTCCTACAAAGTTGTAGAATTCACGGAAACCAGCTCTAGTTTGGATGTCAGAGAATCTCTCACCATACTCACCACGAGCAGAACCTTTACGGAATACTTTAGTACCATTAGCTAAGTACTTGTTATCCAAGAACTTGAAGTTATCATTATTTACTAACTGTACGGTATAGATAAATCCATCACCTACAGGTAAAATATCTTCAGCTGTTACATAAAGTTCAACACCGTTATATTTGTCATATGTGAACATATCACCATGTCCAAACTCACGTCTGTTTAACTTTACTCTGAAAGTTGATCCTTCAATTCCTTTGAACTCATTATCTGGTTCAATGTCCTCAATAATGTAAGGAAGATCAATAGACACAGGAGTCTGCCATCTATATTCACCTCTTGCATTATCAACCATAATTACATTTTTTCCGCCAAAAGAAGACATTTGGTATAGGGGCATTTCAACTTTTTGAGCCATAGCCCATAAGTCTACTGGACCTAAATCCATTGGTTGTGCATCTTTCAACATGTTTACTAAGTGGTAAGAATCCACATGTGAACTTGCATTGTATGCAGTATCACGCAGAAATATACCATTGTTTAAAACTGGAGTTGCCATTTATATTTATTTATTAGTTACTTAATTAAAATGTACGTCTGAATATATTAGTATTCTGACGCTGTACTGTTTTTTGTGGTTTATTTGAAGATCTCATATCTTCTCCTGCACCTGTATTAGTTGAAGAACTAGATAATTTTCTAGACTCTTCAGTTTTTAATGTTCTAACTGTTTTCTCTATAGCAGCTTTAGAACCTTGTTCTTTAATTTTTGCTTCAAATCCTTCTGGATCAGAAAGCAACCAAAGAGCTTTAGCAATTAACCCATGGTTTGGTTCAACAAACTGATATTTCTCTAACAAGTGCCCTAACAAGTTTGTATTCTTACCTGATATAGAAGGGTAATTTGGTTGAACTAATCCTGAATAAAGAACACTTTGTGTTTTCTTATCTAACTTAACTCCTCCAATTTCTCCCGCTGCAAGTGTGTTATAAACACTATCAGTATAAGCTCTTGCTTGTTTTTGTTGTTGTTCTTTCTTATGCTCTTGCTCAGCTAATTGTCTTGCAACAATCTCTTCTTGCATTCTATCCAATTTAGGTTTAAACTGATTAGCTTTTTGCTCAAGCTTATTCATATCAGCCCAATCTTGGATTTCAGATTCAATTTCTTCTGCTGTTCCAAAGTTAGTTGCCCAAAGATATTGTCTAGCAATTTCTTCTTGATCAGCTTCATTAGATGGATCAAGTTGCACAATCTCTTCAACATGTGCTAAGGTTCTAAACAAACCTTTAAGGTCTTGTCCACCATCAGCTACATATTTAGCAGCAATTTGAAGTTCTTCAGGAAGAGCATTAAAAAATTCTTTAGGAACCTTTGCTTTTACAGCATTTTCTCTTTCTTGAAAATTAGCTTCAAACAATTCTCTAAAATCTTTAGTGCTATACTCCTCTAAAGGTTTCTCATCATCAAAAGGCATTAGAGTACCTTCCTCAATCATTTTTTGTGCTAAATCATAAAGACCTTCTTTATCTACTTTAGGTCTTCCTTTTGTTCCAGCTGTTTCTTCTTGAGAAATTAAATTATCTAACTCAGCAATAGTTTCTTCAACTTCTGCTTTATCCTCTACTGCTTGAGCTTTTTCTTTTGCAGTACTTGTTGTATTGTCAAGGAACGTAGTGTCAATGTTTTCTTTGGAGAACATGGTCTTAGGCTTACTTTCTTCAGCTGTTTTCCCATCTTCAGGAACCATGATGTTTGCAGCACCAGGGTTTCCAAATAATTCATCAATGTTTACATCAACCTGTTCTACCGTTGTAGAATCTTGAATGTCATCAAGATTAGTTGCATCTTTGTTCATGTTGTTGGTTTTGGTTTATAATTTAATATAATAAATAAACTTGATAAATTTAAAATTCTTAAAAACATTTTTTGCATTATATAGCTAAGGTTATTCTTTTTTTTATTTATAAGTATTTAAAATAATGACCTTTTGTTAAACCTGATTTAGATTTACCTTTACATACTCTTGTTATATGTGTAGGTTCAATTTTAAAAAACTTTGCTGCTTCAGTAACACTTTTAAATTCAAATAATACTACACCTTCTTTAGTTATATTACAAACAGGTTTTTTAAGTTTTTCACTTAAATAATTAAAACAATCAGGATTTTTTTTATATTTTTCTTTTAATTTTTGAGAATGTTTAACACCTATTTCTTTTCTTTTTTCATCACTTAAATGACCATAACCCAATAAAGTCAAACCTTCAGCATGCTTTTTTTTCATTATTTTAGAATGTCTTTTATGTTTTTCTTTCCAAAGTTCTGAATTTTCTAAAGATTTAAGTCTTTTTTCTTTGCTTTCATTAGTTGCTTTATAACCTGTTGTTCCTTCACCTCCATCAGTATGATTTGTTAAATCAAAACCCCAGGTTTTAAATTGTGCAATCCAATATTGTTCTAACCAAATCCATTCACCTTTAATATTGTCTATAACAACCATCTTAGGTTTTTTATCTTTTAATGAAAGATGTTTAACCCAACTATTTACTTTACTAAGTCTTATAGATCTTTTCCATTGGTAAATATGTTGATTATATCTGTTTTGAGGTTTCACATTAGTTATCATATTTTTTTATCTGCTTTTAATTCACTTTTTGTTTTATTTTCTCTTGCAATTTCTAATTGTTTATTAGCAATTTCTCTTTGTACTTGTAGTTTTTCTCTTTCAATTTGAGCTTTTGTAGAATCAGCATTCTGTCTATTAGTTTCTTTTTCTCTTTGAAGATTCATCTGATCTTGAAACTGTTCACTATCTTTAATATCCTTCATAGCATCAATATAATCAGATTGCATGTTTTGATCTATATCAACCATAGATCCCATACCAGCCGCTCTAATCTCAGCAACAAGAATATCTCTTTGTCTATTTTTCTCATCTCTCAACTCTTGAGCATCAATTTCCATTTTCTTTTGTCTTTCTTGAGATTCAAGTTGTTGAGTTTGCATTTCTTGTTGTTGCTGTTGTTCTTCTTGTTTTTGTTTTTGTTGTTTTTCTTCAGCAGCTTTAAGAGTATTGTTAACTTCAGATACTGTATCCGCTTGTACAAGTTTTCCTAAATCATAGATAGTAGCTCCTGTAGTATTATTAGTCATAGCCATTTGTTTTAATTGTTCCAACACTGCTCTATGGTTTGCTGTTGTACTGCAGAATATATTAAGATCTCTTAATAATAAATCAGTTCCATTTATTTCAAAGTTTACTTTTTCATCACTAGATGTCATATAGGAAAGTCTTGCTGACGGCTTTGTTGATTGATAATACTGAGCAACATCTGTTCTCATTGTATGCACTCTAGGCATTAAGTAATCACAGTGCTGTATAAAGTATACTTCAGTTTGTGCATAAGATGCAGAAGCAGCTTGCTCTACTCCTGTAGCAGTCATTTGAGATAACTGTTGTCCCAACCTTTGAGGATTAATTCCAATTACATCATATGCTTGTTGTTTAAAATGTTCTGATAATTTAATCCTTGACATTAACCTATTTGTTTGCTCAAGATCTAATTTTTGGAAATGTTGAAAGTTTAATGGATTTTCAGTATTAGTAATAGATGTATCAAGTGGTAACATCTGGAAATTTTTCATAGCAACATAAGCTTTTGCCAGGTTGTTTTTTCCCCAGTCTTCACCAGCTGAATGTCTTGGTAATGCATTTTGATCAAGTAATATTACAGTACCTAACTCATCAACAAGTATGTCAGCTATTTGATTGTTTACAATATTGTATCCAATCTGATAAGGCTTCATTAAATCTAACAAAGATGTTGACTTAGTATTTCTATCTGAGAACACAGCTCCTTCTACAGGAAGCTTACAACCATACAAACTATTGTCACCTTTAAATTGAAACTTTAATGGTCCAATATGATTTTTATTTACACCAATATATAGTGGAGAAAATCCTCCAGGATTATTCATACCCCAAAATGAAGGAATATTTGGACCAATTTTTACACCACCCCAAACTTCATTAATCCATATCCAGTCAATGTGCTCTCCATATACAAGATTTTCTTTTGTTTTATTCTTAAATAGTCTTGTATCATAAATTGGATTATCTGTTACTTTATAATCTTCAGTTATAATCTCATTAATAACTTCTCCGTTTTCTTTTATTTTTGTTAAGTGGCCAACTTTTCTTTGAGATTTCCAATAACAAGTTGTAACTCTTAATAGATATGCTGTACCTTGGTCATAGTAATCTTCTCCTTCAGAAAGAATTTGATTAATTATATCTCCACCATCATATACTGATCCAGCCATCATTGTGGTATATTGTCTATATGCTAATGAAGGCATGTTAGTATTCCACTCATGAGACTTAGTAGCATCATAGAATGTACCATCATTTTGACCACCAATAGCATAACCAGCAGATCTGATTGGATAGACTGCTTCCAATGCTTCATGTTGTTCTTCCGTAAGTACATAACCATACTTATCAATTACATCAGCTACAGTCATCATGTCTACTTTACCTACCCAGTTACCTTGAGAAATATACCTTGCATCAGGAGACTTGTGATAAAAAGTAACAGGAGGATTCCATAGTTCTACTTCATAGTCATCTTCCATCATACGCATGTGCCAAAACTCTCTATCTGTAATAAGCATGTCTCTAAAGGCTCTTTCTTCAAGTTCTTCCATTCGGAATCTTTCAACATCTACCTTATGTTGGTGAGAAGCCCACTGCTCTACCATTGATCTATAATCTTTCTTAAAGAAGCCTTCTATTTCTGGTAAAGATTTTAAATTTTCAGGAGCTAATTGTTGTTGTGCTTCAGGAGAGTTGGGGTCTAACCCTTGTTCCATTAATGCAGCTTGTATTTTTACTTTTGCATCTGACATTAGAGTATCTTCTACCATCTTTCTTTTTTGCTCCATCATCTCATTATATGAGAAATCATCAATGGCTCTGTAAGTAAGTTTGGTAGATCTCTTAGCAAATTCAGCTACAAGAACATTAATAACATTTGGAATAATAGGATAAAACTTTAACTCTAAAGCAGACCAGTCTTCTCTAGTTAATACATCAACAATCTCTTTCATTTCATTGTTTTCTTCAACTATGTAGTCTGACTTATCTATAATACCTTTAGCAAGCTTATAGTTTTTCATCAGCCTCCGTGCATTTCTACGGATTTGTTTTAACCCATTCCACTCTAACCAGTCAAGATTCCAAGCTGCCCACTCATCATCCTTTTCTTTTTTAGGAATAAATTGCAATGGCTGAGTAATACTACCCATTCTATTATGAGAGGCCTTTGCTCCTTTTTTGAGCTGCATTGCGTTAAATACTTGCATAACTATTTTATATTTTTAAATGGAGATCTTTTTACATTTTGTCCTCCTGATGAACTACCTGAAGTCCTCCCCATATGACGGAAAGGACTACTGTTTAATTTAAACAAATTTTCTGACTTCTGCAAGTTTTTGGCTGCATCATCCATGATGACTCTCTTAGCATAACCTCTGTTTGCTTGCTGTATTCTCATGAATGCAACCAGTGCACAAAATGCTACAAGCCTATCCACATTGACTCCATCTGAGTATGCACCCATTTCTTTTAGCAACATAATATCTGGTATCCTTTCAATACCATATTTAGTTCTTACAATAGTACCATCAGATTTAGTTTCAACATCTAATTCTTCTTTAGTATATTCTATAGCATAACTTAATAAGTGAGCTTTGAATAATGTTCCTGTATTCTTCCAACCATACTCTTGATATACTGAATTATTAGAACCAAGATCTTTTAAGAACATTATTTGACTTTTTGGTACTAAGTACTTCTGCTTCTTTCTAGAGATCATGTACTGGATAAATAATGAGATGTTATTCTCAATTACTGTCCAGGCATTATACCATTCTATTATTGTCTCAAGTCTTTGGTGAGTTTTATTAATATCATCAAACCTTCCGCACCAAGCTGCTACAATTTTATCTGGTTCTATATATGTTTCAGTT